ATCTGAGGATGCGAGGAAGGAGTGAGTCCGAGGAAGGAAAAAAAGGCGTGCATCTGAGGATGCGAGGAAGGAGTGAGTCCGAGGAAGGAAAAAAAGGCGTGCATCTGAGGATGCGAGGAAGGAGTGAGTCCGAGGAAGGAAAAAAAGGCGTGCATCTGAGGATGCGAGGTGAGGGAGGTGAGGAAAAAAAAGGAAGCAAGGTGAGAAGCCAAAAGAAGAAAGACATACGAGGAAACAATGCAAAGCATTGTCAAGCGGGCGAAGGCAAAGCCCAATTCATTCCGCCCGCGGGGCATTTTTTCTCAAAGCATCGTCAGAAGCCATCATTGACTTTTCATCGGAAGTCTCCAGCGAGACCCTAAATCACGTCATTTCGGACAGTCAGGAGGGGACGAGTGCATCGAAGGTCTACACGTTCGGTCGCCTTTGGCAGGAACACAAGGCAAGACCTGCCAAAACTCCCTCTCTCTGGCACAAGTCCGCATTGCCAAGGGGTGGCGACCACCCCCAAGCCCACAAGGGGTCGGCAACGAGGCTTGTGCAAGGTATCCCTCCGAGCGTCCCCTTAGGTCAGACCATGAGTTTGGATGGATAGGAGATATCTCATGATGACCTGCACCGTCGTGCAGATGTTTTTCAGCGGATTTTCTGTTTTCTATCCATCGTAGGCACGAGCGTCGTATCCCCCCTCGCCTTTCGGGGGGCACGCCGTATGGGAAATCGTGCCACAATGTGTAGATACTGGGCATCGACACGTTTTTTCTAGCTATCCTATGCGGTTGCTCGCCCAATTCGGAAGAAATAAAAAGCCTCCCTTTGGGGAGGTTGTCAAGTGGGCTCCGCCCAAAAAGGAGTGCATCCGCACGCTGGGGCAAAGTTCCCTTTTTGGCTTCGCCATACAAAGCTTGACTTTTTATGACACCAAATCTCAATCCATAATCCCTGCCTCTGGCAGTGGAGCAAGTCACATTGTCTGTCTATAAGAGTTGACAAAGATGTTTACTAGGTGATTCTGTTCGGGAGCCTCTTCTTTCTTGGTGGAATAACGCTTATCAAGCTTTTGGAGAACTCTAAAAGCAAGGGATCAATCCTTTTTCATCTTCTCAGAAACTACGTCGCTGACCTGCATTCTTCGGTTTGCAACCGCCTCTTTAATCAATTCCTCATATTCCGTACCGACTCGCCCCCTCATAGTTGTCTTCGGCAACTTCGCTCTAATGAAGGCGTCACCTACACAATACCCATTGGAGATGAGGGCGAGCACGCTCTCCACTCTCGTACATTTGACAGGGTCATCCCTTCGGGACTTCTCTAAAATAGGCATAAAAAGGGGTTTTTAAGGATAAAATTCTCACCTTATCTATCATACGAACTTTTACAATAAAATCAAGGCATTTTCGGCAAGCCTCAAAGCTGGCTCACAGACTGGGATCTCCCGCACTCCGTGCGGGCGAGAAAAAAACAAAAAACAAAATAGCAGAAAAAACAGAAGACGGCGAAGACACTCATTACACTCATTGGGGAGAATACAGTTTATTTTTTCCTCCCACTTTTCCCTATCATGGGGACATCAATGTCGGAATCAAATACAAGTTTGGCATAACGTAGACATTTTCTCGTAAAATAAGAAAACCCTCCCATGTAGACGCACGAGGAGGGAAAACAGCTTGCAACCCTCTAACAGATCGCAACAGGACTATAATGATTTAGTCCCAAATTGCAAGAGCAATTAGCATTTTTTTCAGCCTTTCTTGGTTGTTTTCTTTGCCATAGAATATAAGAGGTAAGGAAATAAAACAAGGTATAAAGCCAATTTAGCTATCACGTTGGGGGGCGAGCCACTTTCAGATTGTCTCAACGTACGACAGCGGTCAGGATTCCGTAGCTATCACGTTGGGGGGCGAGCCACTTTCAGATTGTTTTGGGGTACGACAGCGGTCAGGATTCCGTAATTCTAACAACTGTTTAGGGGTGTGAGTTTATTTGTTATCTCGTTTTTATATCTCATCCGTCAGAGACAGAGACCACAGCACAGGCGGTCATCGGGCTATTCGCCCGTTTTTTTGTTTTTAGCTGGTCGCTACCATTCCGACAGCCTGACGAGGAGAGACAGAGCGGAGCGTGACCATTACGCCCAGAGTGCCATAGGTTGCATTTTATTGTTTATGATTTCCTTGATTCGTCTTGTATTTCTTTCGATGATACTCTCACCTCTTTTTCTGATGTTGGTGAGTTCCCAGTATCTTACTGGGAGTTCATCGGCAGTCGTACCGTTTTTGACTGACATGTGGAGCTGACGACGTTCGGCGTTGATCTTTGGGAGGTAGCCCTTGACTTGCTCGATTTGTGTTTGGAGGTTTTTGATTGTTTCAGATTGTGACATGGTGTTAGAGGGTTAGGAGATAGAGAGTTTTTTTGTTCATCATCTATATACTGATTTTTCTTGAGATTGCAAGGGATTATTGGACTTTTTTTGCATTTTCTTTTGGCTTGTGACCTACGGTTTCATTGTTTGCATATTATATCACATTGATACCTTTTGTCTATCTTTTTTCGACATTTTCCCTTGATTTTTAGACTTTTTTGATTATAGTCTGGGGGTCATCAGATAGAGAGAGACGGCGGACGAGTTAGACGACTCGGGGGAGACCCACGCCATAGGGTGCATTAGTCATCCAGTCACTCGCCATCCAGACAGCTTGCTTCTTTTATTTTTTCCTTTCACTTTTTCATGTCGCAGTTATTACGTACAGAGCTACAGGCGATTTGTGTCGATGATCTCAGAGATTGAGACCCAGACATGATCGACCTTTACACATCAGATTAGACTTTACACCTAGACCAGCACCCCGCAGGGGGTTCGTTCTGACGAGACCATGCCACTCTTTATTTATTAACACTTTTTCTATCATGATTTACGCACAAAAAAAAGAAGAAAAGAAAGTATTTGAGAAAACAGAAAACAGGATCATCGCCGAAAGATCAGCAAAAACAAAGCTTGCCGAGCTAGATGGGGACAATCTGGCAATGTTACAGGGCATACTTGCAGGGGGATTTTTTAAGATTTCCGAGGTATGAGGCAAAGACTTTTCCATAAACAACATAAAAACACTCATAGAGCAAAGAGACGAGAACGGCGTATGATACACAGCCAGCACCTACGGCACCAGCAACCAATGGAGAAACCAAGGAAGGAAAATAAAGAAAGGATCAAAAGGTTGCTACCTAGCAATACCAATGTTTGGGAAAGATGAAGACAAGCCTTTCAATTTCACTTTCAAGGCATTCTTTGCACAATACCAGACGGAAGAAATGACCCTTTTATCTCCTAACCACACTATATAATGTTTATGATTCTATTGTTGGGGGTGCCAGTGTTGGCATTCCTCATATTGAGAGAAGACAAACGCAGATCAGACATAAAGGAGTATAGATACAGATTACAGAAGATGATATAACTTTTTATTTTTTCCCCCCACTTTTCCAATGACAACACAAAAGCAAAACATAATCAAAACACTCGTATTTCACGAAGTAATAAAAAGCAACAAAGGAGAAAAAGCGTATAGACGGATAGAAAGTATAGATTTTATGTTTAATAATGATAAACAAGATATGCTACCATTAAAGTATTATTGCGACAGAGACACATGAAACGAAGATCCCGAAGATTTAAAATTTTACATACACAAGAGAATATTATGACGCAACGTGTTTGCACAATTTGCGACAGGCTACCAATTAAACCGGACATCACATGAAGAACTTGCAGATCAACTAATAGAATTAAACGAATTTGCAGAAAAACTAGAAATATCAACAATATAACAAATTTATTTTTTAACCAATTTTCTCACATGAAAGGCACAATCACTTGCACCAAAGAAGAATTAAGAAAAGCACAAAACAACGGATTATTTTATATAAAAAGCCAAAACCCAAAATCAGGGGCAGAACAACGGCTTTTTCTCGAACCAATCCAGCTTTATGATGGATGGGGTCGACTTTGGGACACCAAAAACGGCAAATACTACATCGAGGGCGAAATGCGGATCTTGTCCAAAAGCTCACAGGTGACAGCTAACATCGAAGAGGCAAGAATAGCAAAAGAGAACCATGGTCATCTTATCATGGTAAGAGAAAACCTTGCACAGTACGTCGGAGACTAACCTTTATTTTTTCCCCCTACTTTTCCTATGACACAAGCAAAATTCAAAATATGACAAATAGTAAAAATCAAATGTCTACAAAAGCGGAACAACCAAGGAAAAATCGAAGGCATAATAAAAGACAAAGACAATAAGCCAGCGTATCGAATAAGTGGGCACATATTTCGAGAAACAGAGCTTGCACCTATAAACTAAAAACCTTTTTATTTCTTTTCACTTTTTTTTTCACATGGCATCAATCAAAACAGCAACACTCACAGGCAACGGACACGACCTGATCATTCAAGAAAGAGACGGCGAGAAAATCATCGCAGAAAAAAGGCGGTTCGTCCATCTGATCAATTTCAACGGAGGCGGACAAAAGAATTTTGGACGTTACGACATCAAAGGAATAGACACCGAGCAAATAAATCTTGGAAATCTCAAACTTAGGCAAGAAGTAACACACGGTGAAAATTGCTATACAAGAGCGGAGACATCAATGTCACAACGAGAGAGAGACAGTCAAAAAAAGTCTTGATATTGCGGGTCTTGCACACTCCGACTATATGGAACTTGTGACTTTATCGAAACAGTCGAAAAAGAAGCAAGAGCACACGATCACGAAATCGAGATGTACAAAACACGACAAGTAAAACTTGGCTATCATAACAAAGAGTTTATTATTACCGAAGGTTGCGGAACCCGCCCAAACGAACAAAAAGAAAAACGAGAAATGGAGGCTTTTTTGTTGATGCAATACGGAGGACAAAAAGCCACACGATACGAAATGGAAAGAATGGAAAACGCAAAAATCAAGATCGACTTCTGACAAGGTGGAGCTTTGGAATACCTAAAAAATAAAACAAGAGAAGCACGAAGAAAAGGGAAACTTGCAATCAAGGAATTTGAAGAAGAAAAAGCGGAACTTGGCAGAAGATTAATTTTGGTACAAAACGACAAACGACAAGAACTTGCAGAGCTAGAATATGACGGCAGAAATATGATCGAGATAATGAGTGAACAAATTGAAGTCAACGAGGAAGAAATGAAAAGACGGCAAGACAGGAAAGACAGGGCAAAAGATAGAGCAATCGAAAACAAGGTCAGAGATATCAACAGAAAAATATCAGACATAAAAGACATACAAGACTTTATGAGAGAAATCGAAGAGACAAAGGGATCATCTATATATCCATTGGCGAAAGCAAAGAACAATGGGACAACATGAAGATTGATTTAATATATTTTTTCCTCATGGTTTTCTATCCCCCAATCAAAAGGACAGCGTCGCCTCGTAAGCGTGCGAGTACGAAAAACTCGCCTTTTTTATCTTTTCACAACTTTTTTATGGACTACACAAAAAAAATAATAGAGAAATTGAGAAACTTCTCAATGATGGAATGAAGATATATAATATCAGAAGGACAATTGAGAGACATAATAGAAGAAGTATGTGAATGATATGTAGAATGATGAGTGATTAAAAATTGTATTTGTTGAAAATGTTTTTAGTTTTTATCTTTTCACAACTTTTTCATGTATGAAACAATCCAAACAGAAAACCAATCAATCGAAAGGTTGGCTTATGGCGAGAAGGAGCCTTACAGCCGATCAAACGTCCAAAGAAGGCTTGCGGAAATTAGCAAACAGGAGCTTAAAGAAGAGCCACGAAAACGCCCAGGCGAAGACCTGAAACCATGGGACACTATGATCTTGGGAAAATTTGGGTACAAAACTTGGGAGGACGTACCAAGCGGGGATCGCGAAGAAAGATATATTGGATAGACCTGACCGCCAGGCGGATCAGCCCACCACCCACCCTTTGCCAAGTGACGGCTATTTTACTTCTTCACTTTAAAACTACGATGAGCATCATAGATAGTATTTCATTTACTGGACACGCAAAAGCTAAACTGTGTCAAAGAACCATGGCAGAGTTCGGAGATACCGAGCAGGCTAAAGAAGACTTGAGAAATGTCGTATCAATCAAAAAGCTAGATGATGGAAAATACAGGATATGGACCAAATGATGGAGAACCTACATATTGAGCGAAGACAAACAGAAAATAATCACAATGTACCAGGTCCAAAGACCTTTTTAATTCTTTACTTTTTTTTTACAATGCACACAATAAAATTCAGATGAAAGACGAAGAAGGGGAAACGAGTTTATGGAAGTCTAATGGGAGAACAAAAAAAAACATACATACACGATCGAAAAACAGAAACAAAAACGGAAGTAGAAGAAGACTCAATTTGACAATTTATATGACTTTTAGACAAAGAAGAACAAGAGATATATTTTGGAGACATTTTAAGAGAAGAATTTGGAAACTGTTGATGTTATACACTATACGAAGTAAGACGAGATGAGACGCGAGCAAGGTTTGAAATAAATACGCTAACGTCGGAGGATTCATTCGATATAATAGATGTAGATGAAATGAAAATAGTATGAAATACAACGGACAATAGAGATTTAAGATAATATAAAGCCTCCCAATTAAGGGGGCTTTTCTTTTTATCTACCAAGTAAAGCAATAACTTCTTTCCTACGTTCCCTTGTATCGGCAACACGTTTGGCGATATCATCACGTGACCACCTATGGCGAACATCGAAAGAGTAATGACAAGAGCGACACATATATATCAGATGGGCAGGATCTATGTAGTTATCACCTAGACGTCAGTATATGTGTGCGACATCAACAGCCTGACGTTTATAACAACACTCGCATGTCACAATCTCCCCAGGATGAAAACCACGATCAAAGAAAATGGAGGCAACATGCTTTTGCATGAATACCCCCTCAAACCATACCAACTCACGATCGTTATTTCGATGTGGAATCATCAATAAGCTTTTTAACAAGTAAATCATCATTATCCTGTTTGCGATCAGCAAGGAGCTTTTTTAGGTTTCTCAAGTGTCTCAAAAGACGGTTTGACAATGCAACGTAGCTTTTCAATAAAGCTCTTGTTTCATCATCGTCATCATAATCATAGAAATAGTAGGGATAGACATTACCAGCGACGTATCAAATAAGAACGCCAGAAATAATAAATATGAGAGAAAGGATCATAAAAGAAAGAGGGTTAAAAACTAAATACTAGCCATATCGCCACGAGGGGAAACATCAGTCTTTGCCATCGCTACACGAGCCATTTGCAAGGATTCATTGTAAAGTTTAGCAAACCCAGTCAATAACTCATGATTATTATCGAGGCGATCGATATACGCTTGCTCATCAATAGTATCGTCTTTGGCTTTCTGGTCCGCAGGAGTCTTCGCCAAAGGCTTTCAAAGAGACTCGACAATATAAGCATCGGACATAAAGTATGCGGATAGCTCGACCCTTTTATGTTTCAAAAGCCTTTCGGCTTCGATCATCTTCATTTTGATTGCATATCATGCTAAGAAAAGTCTCCTGTTGTGGAAACTCAACAAACCGTGTGTGTTTGGTGAGAAGTCACCATCGGTAATACGTCAGGCGAATTTGTCGGCTTCGGCAAGACTATCTTTAACTTGTGTAATTGCTTGGTCAAGATCTGTAAGAGCAGATCACTCAAGACCCTCTGGGATTTGATGTGGCATTTGCGAAAAGAGAAAAAAGGTAAAAGATTAGGGGCTTTTTCATGAAGCCACGTTTTGAATTCTGGAGCATCCATAACATAAAAGTCAGCGAAATGATCAGATAGCTCGCGAGGGTGGGGGAGACGGATAAACGGCAACCCCCACGTCTTGCGATACCAATTTAGACGCTTTATCGTTGGAACTATATCAAACACCTCACAAAACCAAGACCAAGTCAGGTGTCACGTTAGAGGGACAATGTGTTTTTTTGGCTCGATACGATAAAGTAACATAGGAAAACAACTAAGCAGGTAAAAAAGGAGCAGAAAGTTTTGTCTTTAATTTCGTTGTAAGATCAACCATTATGTCTCTCAAATGTCACTTCAAAACGTCATTACTAGGACGATCGGTAGCGTTTACGGCTTCAAAGGTAGGATACGAGACAAAACTTGTATCACCCATCTTGTAACAACCGTATTTCATCGAGAAAGTTTTTTGAATATGGACAGGCGTACGATAGACACGATCAAGTTTCTTCAAAGTGCCAGGCAATGGATCGTTAAGCAAAGCAACTACCTTTTCGCCAACATATTTGGCACCTGCGGACTGTGTATATTTGAGATACATTTTTGCAGGTTCTCGTTCGTTAAACTCATTTTTGAAAAGGAGATACACAACGATAATCCAATCAGGTTTCAAAGTAGAATCGTCGGCCCTCAAAGCTTTCATATATTCCTTGAGATCAGTAAACGATTTGAAATGTTTGTTTTCAAAAGGGACATCCTCTTTCGGCATATACTCACCGTTTGGCATCTTTGGCGATGGTCACATTGGATAATGTGTGAAAACGACCTGATTCATACTTGGAAAGAACTCGGTAGAATTGCCACGAGCATCGCTCTTTTTCCCTACCTTTTCCCATAAATCATACTTCTCGGTTCTAAAAAGAATAATGACAGGAGTTTCCAACGGAAGAGCGTTTGGACCTGACTGTACTTTTTCAACTCAGGATATTCTCGTCTTCTCACCTTGGCGTGAAGCAATGAGCCCCTGAAAGGTAACAACTCATTGATCGTCAGTCTCTCTTTTGTAGCGAAGAGTGGCGACAGAGGAGGTCGATCATCCTTGCATTGCAAGCAATGTTCTTTCGAAATCGTCCATGTCGTCAGTCTCAAAAGAGGCGTCAAGATCATAGTTTGATTTCATAACAGCTCACTCATACGGAGCATTTGGCACAAGCGACTTGACCATGCTTGACGGCAAATCTCACTCATCTCGTGCATCAACATCGAAAACAGGTTCGACAGTTTCTTGAGACACAACAGTCTCGACAGGTTCGGCGACTACGCCATTTTTTTGGGTTTTGACCATGAAAAAAAGAAGATAGAAAAATAAAACATAGGTGAAACGATAAGCAAGGTCTCAAATTAGACACGTCGAATATCGTCTTTGGTAGTAAGTGTAATAACGACGACACTATCGTCAGCAGTCTTTAGCTTGTCTTGAATATATGCGGGTTTTGGAAAGATTTCTTTGTCTATCATTTCATCATTATCGTCGGGAAGGTATCACAACTCGACGAGAGAGTCCAAAAAGAACTTCTGGATCGCCGACAAAACATTTCATTTATCTTTCCTACCCTTACCAACTTTGTAATAGCGGATTAGTTGGTACGAGATCTCAAGAGATCAGTCAATTTTCAATCAGACAAGTTGTTTAGCTATCTGATCACAGTATGCTTTCTTGATATTGTTATATCCATAACCTTTCCGTTTGTTGAAGTTGTTTAGGTTTATCCGGTATTTTTTCCCTGTCTCTTTTTTAGCAGTACGAACAAAGAGCGGAGAAGTGACAACATGGAGCATGAGAAAAAAAAGAAAAATAATAAAACTGACTATTTTCACCGTCACGAGTTGTCGATAGACTGACTTCTTCAAGATACAACAACAGACACAGGTGGACGATATGCAAACTTTTTATTTTGTAACGTCATAGTATTACAAACAAAACTCATAGGGATAGAACCCTTAGGGCCATTTCTTTGCTTGGCGACAATAACGTTTTTTTGCTGGATCGGGTCATTGCATTCTTCCTCGTTTGAGAGAAAAACCACAATGTCACAATCCTGTTCGATATCTCAACTCTCACGAAGATCGGAAAGTTTGGGTGTATTCTCGACCCTTTTCTCAACCTCCCTATTTAATTGAGAGCCAATAACAACAACAATATCCATTTCCTTTGCCAATCTTTTCAATTCCCTAGTCACGGAACCGATAAACGCAGACCTCATTTCCCTACTATCAACCTGCTTTATCAATTGCAAATAATCAATATACACGATATCAAGCCCTTTTGTGAGTTTCAACTTTCTGATCGTGCCTTTAATATCCTGGATAGTAAACTTTTTATCATAAATCTTTAGTCAAGTTTCTTTGATGTGATCGAAAGTAAGGGGGATGATTTCCTTTTGATAATCGTCCCGAGTAGAAACACCAGTGTCGATGATATGATATGATATTTGGCTTTTATAAGACACAAGCCTATAAGCAATTTCCATTTTGCCCATCTCTAACGAAAACATAGCGACCTTGTACTTTTCAATCTGTTCCATAGCAAGGCACGTCATGATCGAGCTCTTACCAGTTCATGGCCTCCCAGCAACACAAATTAATTGTCCACGCTTAAAGCCGCCACCAGTCAGCATGGTATCAATCAGACCAAAACCAGAAGACAAAGATGATCTTTTCTCAGCATAGAGTTCGGCTTGAAATGTAGGTATTTCATCGCAGAAATCAAGCTCATTATTCGTTCAAATCATCTCGGTATACGACTTTTCCATAAAACTTTGTATCTCTTCGAGTGGTCTTTGTTCCATACAATAGCAAGATAATTTCCTCAAATTGTTGAGAGTTTGACGGTAGATAGAGCATTCTTTTACGATTTGGGCATACTCACCACAAGACGACGTAGTCAAAAGATGCGTTTGCAGATCAAACAAATAGTCTTGTCAGATGTTTTCAATCTCTCACATTTTGACCAGTTGTTCGGCAACAGTGACAGAGTCAACAACCTTGTTTTCACTATGTACAGCACAAATTGCTTTATAGATTATTTGATGATCTCTTTTGTAAAAATCCGCATAGGATAATAAAAGTCATTCATATGAGAACAAAAGATTTTGGTCAATCATCGCACCACCAAGCACGCCTTTTTCGGCGTCGATATTATGTGGCGGAAGTTGTATTGTTTCAATTCAAGCCATGGGAAGGAGTAGGAGAAGTTAAAGATTGTTTGATTGCACGATCATACGCATCCATACCGTTATCGTCAATTTTCTTTTTAGCAAGTTGTTCGGCTTTCCGTTTTCCAAAATCAACATTGTTTTTTCAAAAGTTAGTCACTTTGTTTTCTAGCCAAGTAAAAAGTCTTTTTTTTATATCCCAAGTTTTTTGTAGTTCATATCTCATCCTTCATTTTTTATCTGGCTCAGTTCGATGATCATAAAAACTGTCAAGGAGAGATGGGGTAAAAAGTAGTTGATAGTTTTCTACGCCATGAATACAATCTACTATAGTTTTTCTAAAAAGAATTTTCGCAGATATAGATACATTATTACTTATAGATATAGAAGTATTATATATGTCTTTTTTTCCGCCGCTACCACTGGCTACGACTGGTACGACTGGTAAACGTTCACTTTTTGGCTTTAGCATCTCAATCCTCTCTTTTCTATGTCTCTCTATGACGTTTTTTTTGTTCCTATCGCATACCAGTCGATACGACTGGCTACGTGGCGTTACCAGTGGTAAGATTGTGTCATAGCAAACCTTCAATATGGGGTTAGATAACAAAGGTGAGACAAACGTTTCAGAGCGTGGAACTTGTAAATAATCAGATAAATCAAAAAGTAAATCATAAAAATCACATTTATCATCTTTTGATAAGGAAGATAGCATGGATCTCCATGCAGGATCGAGTTGTATTTGGAACATAAAAGTAAATTTGAAAAGATAAATCTATCACATTATTACGTTTGTCAGGATCTTGCCACGCTTGTTATGGATCACCCATTTTTCATTGCCACTATCTCGGACAGTCAATTCTTCGACAGGTCAAAACTTCTTGTGATTACCAGCCATATCGACGATCATACAGTTCTCTTTGTTAGGATGGATACGAAAGCCACGACCAACCATTTGATAGTACAGTCACAAGGACATCGTAGGACGAGCTATGACCACGGTATCGAGCTTAGGGAAATCAAAGCCAGTAGTCAAAACACCTACATTGATTACAACATTCATACCGCTACCCATATCTTGAAACTCCTCCAGTATACCCTCTCTTTCTTTTTTTGGTGTTTCTCCTGATACAGTACAAGCAGGGACATATTCACTTTTTAGCATTTCAAGTATCTTTTCAGAATCCGCAACGAACTTTGTAAACACTAAAACTTTTCTCCTACCTATAACCATCAATCTTTTTATGACTTGCACGACACGATCACAATATCAAATACCATCCATGTACATCTGTAAGACCTTATCATCGAAGTCAGCACCTGATGAGTTCATCTTGAGTTCACCCGGGCGGATACAATCCACATCGAAGTATTGGAGTTTCGCAAGAAAGCCTTGCTTATAAAGATCAGACACCTGCGTCACATGCAAAACCTTTTCAAATACCCTTGGACGTGATCTTGTCAAAAATCTCAACATCGACACATTTTTGTCGTCCTTCAAAAAGGAAATCAAACGATAGGGTGTCGCAGTAAGTCACAACACATTGCACTTGCTTGCCTTGATAAATTTGTGATACATTCACGCCTCGGCATTCACTCCATGACACTCATCCACAATGATATTGTCAAAGTGTGCGAATTGGTCTAGTTTGTTTACTACGGATCAAATAGTGGCGAAGGTGATCTTACTGATTATTTTTTCCCCTACACTTGCCGAGTATATAGAGACATCCTCGATACCATACGACTTGATCTTTTTATAGTTTTGTTCTAGGATTTCCTTTGAGGGCTGGAATACAATCGTGTTTCACGATAGGGCTTTTGCTATACCAGCAATCACCAAAGATTTTCCCGATCATGTCGGGAGGACCAAAAGCCCCCCCTTGATCTTATCTTGTTTGAAAAACGATATTCAAGCCTGCACGGCATTTTCTTGATATGGGCGGAGAGTGTACATGGAAGAAGATTTAATCAGTCGAAACGCCATAGTTTTTTGCAATGGCTCTAAATTCTGTATCATCAAACTCTCACTCAACTGTGACATAGTTTTTTGAAATAACTTTTTTGTGCAGATATCAAAGTTTCAAAACAGCAGTATCAAATTCTTTCATCCATTTAGCAACAGAAGACAAAACCTCCTCAGCTTCTCAAAATAGATTCTCAGTAGCGAGAGACTTTGTAAACATTTGCTCAATACGCTCTGGGACCATTGTGTCAGAAATAACATCATCGACGATTGTGTATGAGTCAGGGGATAAAACGATATAAGCATCAGAGACAGAAGATTCTTGGATATCTGCAACGCAAGACAAATGTTTAATTTTATCAAAGGCAATACCAATATCAAAGTTGCATAAGGTTTGGCTAAATAGCTCAAATCACTTATCACCATCAGTTCAAACAATCTTTGTTGTTCAATTAGACTGAGATATAAAGTAAAGAAAAGACTGTTTTCGTTTAATTCCTTTAGGACGCGAGATCTTTTCTTCGGGGGTACAATTGATCATATTTACAAATCAAAAGTTACGTTCGACGTCCAATCAGGACATCATTTGCTTTACAAAAGCAAAAAGTTTTTCATCGAGAAGCATGGGAGGGGAAAAGGGGAAAGGATAAAAATGGATTAATTAGTATAAAATCAATCGGGAAGTATAAACTTTTTTCATACACTACTTATAGTTTTTTCATCTTCTTCTTGACTAACTCAGTTGCATTCTCAAATATAAAACTTTACTTCTCACACCGAACCTCTTCACTTAACAATTCAAATATTTCAAAACCGTATACTGTCAAGAATTTCCATAGTAAAAAAAGGTTAAAAGCTAAAGATTTTGCACATCAATACGTCAATCCCAGATACTCATTTGTTGGATTGCCTCGCTATGTGTGACACAGTAAAACATCAAGTCATTTTTCTTTGTAAATGCTTCCAAAAGTTCGGATACCTTCCCGACCGTGGATTGATCGAGGTTGTTGATCGTCTCATCGAGAAATAACAATGGGCTTTGCGTGTAAGTTACGACAGTCAACATCCACACAAGGCGGAGTATCACCCTTTGTCATCCTGACAAAGATTTCACATTTCTTTCTCATCTTTGATCATACACAGATATATCAAGCTCCACCTTTCCAGTGTCCTTTTGTACAAGCTCAAATTTCAATTGATAGTCTACAACCTGCGAAAGATAATCATTCATGATATCTTGCAACGATTGCAAGGTGTTACCTAGCAAGATTAACAACAAATCACGAGAAAACAAATCATACAAAGTATTGCAGACATCAACCAACTGTTTCTGTTCCTTTCGCTTCGCTCTGTGAGTCTCAAATTCAATACAGGCATTAGAGAGTTCGGTTTGATAACGCCAATACGTATCACAGTCTTCGACAAATTTCTGTAACCCATCCAGATTGGGGGATTGTTTAATCAACCCGTTTATCTCTGTCCGGCGTGCATTCTTCGTCTCCAAAGACGAGTCTAAATGCTTTTTTTGCAACAGGGTAGATGAAAGTTGCACATTGCAATCAGTCAATTCCTGTGTCAGTTTCTCCAATCAGCTTTTGTCAAATCCAGATATCGCGTCCGATATTTGGGCAAGACGTATTTCGTGTTTTTTGTACTCCGCATGGTTGTGCTTGAAGAGGTCAATGTCATATCACTTTCGGCTTTCGCCTTGGATATTGAGTTCTGTTGTCAGAAAAACGAGGTCATTGTCTATTGTGTGAAACTCAGGTCATACAGGTCTTTGCAAGTTATTGATCGTGTCAATTTGTCTTTGTATATCTCTCTTTTTCGTCTCTATGTTCTCATAATAGTTATCGTTAGCGAGCTTTGTACCTTTACAATCACCATCGCCACGATCGCAGATATATGGGCGTTCACTTCGATTTCCTTTTTCAATATCTTCTAATCTCTTTTTGAGATCACCTAATGGGGCACAAGCCAAATCATACTGCATTTTCTCACGTATAAACGTTGTGGTGATAGTCTTTTTCTCTTTTTCCAAGTTATTTATCTTTGTGGTGTTGGCTTTCATCTTACCATTCATCTCCGACAAATACAAAACCAAATCAGGAAAAGAAGATCAGACTGCTTTCAGACTTTCGTTCATACTTTCGTACAATGACTTTTGGTCGTCAAGTATAGCTCATTTCTCGACAATAAGATCTTCCAGCTTCTTTGGATCAAGTGCATCTAATTTTGCTTGTATCGACGACTTCTGTCTTTCCAAATCGTTTCACTTATTCACCAACTCAACGATATCACGGTCCAACTTCACAACATCATCTCTAATCAACTTGTTTTCGGTCTGTAATGCCTTCACTGCGTCAATTTTTGACATAACTAGGGGTTTGTCATCAGGAAACTTATATGTCCCAGTAACATAATCCAAGGATATCGACGTAAGTTTGTTTTCCGGTTGTCCGATCTTTTCGGAAAGCTGGGTCTTAATCTGTGTATCGATCTCTAACTTTGTTTTTTCCTTTATCCTTTTTGCCGACAATACATCTTTGTATTGCTCGAAATCTCAAAGTCAAAACACATCACGCAGTATATCAAGCCTTTCTTTAGGTGTCACGTCAAAGATGTTGTCGCTGTCTTGCATCAGAAAGCACGTCGACAAAAAGACTTCCTTCGGTGGTAAAATAGAATCGAGGAACGCTTGCTGATCTATCTCATTCTTGAAAGGTTGGAGTTCATCTCCAAGGTATATCAAGGTCTCGCAACTATCTTTCACTTTTCAAGGTTTCAATTTCCTTTCCACACGGTACGTTTTCGATCATTCCGAAAAGGTGATCTTTATATGTGCCGACGTAGAGTTTACGTTTACCATGTTTCTCGTAGAGTACTTGTAAAGCCCATACAAAGGGGCATCAAAAAACAAAAAGCTTTTACCTGACCCAATCGGGGCAGAAATCAAATACTTCCCTTTGCGATAGTCAAAAGACTTTTCACCGACAAATGGTCATATATTTTTTATAGAGAGCGAGAGGAGTTGCATAGGAAAACAGAGAATAGATAAAACTATTTGAGCTTGTAAAAAGATTTGATTTTTTCGGGAGATTTGACAACATCCCAAGTCTTGAAATCTTTGATATCCATAGAAAGGGATCAAGTAAGATATTTCCTTCTTTTGAACTCACTTACGACACAACGTATGAAAAACAAAATACGATTGAGAAATCACTTACGATAAAGAAAGACTTCTACTCAATTACAGTATACAGATGTTATGTTTTGTCAAATGATGATAATTTCATTTCAATTTACAACAATTTTGGACATGAGAAAAAGGGGATTAAAAACTAAAGGATTTTGCACTCACGAAGAACATTCATCGCCAACTCCGTCTTTTCAGCACACTTATCTGATATAATCAAACCTATTTTAGATCTCCAATTGCAATCCTCCGCATGGAGTTCGCGGACGATCTTTTGAGACAAAGCAATACTATCTCAAAACTTTTTCTTCAAAACTACATCATAAAAGTCTCACTTCAGTTTCTCCGTAGGTATTGAAAGCACATCAGTGGCATATATAACGAGCGTAGTCCGCTTGTCACCTAGCGGGAGATTTTTCTCCAGGGCATCGCCATCAATTACCACATACTTGTTCACATCGACAGGAATTTTACTAAATTTGCCATCAAAGTAATTCCAAACAAATTTGTCTTCTGTCTCCGATTGATTGGTAGCCCAAAAAGAGCCAGTACAAAAATAATTGTCTTTCTGACAATGACGGTGGACGTGTCAGGATATAAATTGTACATTTGGATTTGCAGAGATGATATTGGGATCTATAGCAATGTCATCCTTACGAAATACAAGCCCATCTCAATAATCAAAGTCGGCGATGTAATGATGGAAGAAAACGACGTCGACATTTTCAAGATCGGCGAGATGAGAATTAACGTAATCACTAGCAGACTCACCTTTTATACCCATATTTTCAAATGGAATAAATAGACAGTGTTTTCACTCTATCAGATAAGTAATTGGTTCTGTAATAAAAGTAAGTCAATGACTGCGTGGCTCGTCATCACCAAGTTCAAGGATAGTCTTTTGTGCTTCATCAAATACAAACTTGTCACCAAGCCAATCATGATTGCCAGCCATCACATATACGTTTGATTTCTTCGAGAGTTCGAGCAGGAAATCATAAAACTCAGCCATGACGTGTCTATTATAGACAAAGCCTGGCAAATAATCTCAGAGAAACACGATGTTTTCCTCCCTAGGGAGTCAACGAAGTTTCTCCATAATACGGTCTTCTCGTTTGACGTCCAAGTGGATGTCTCAAATTAAGAGCATGGGGAAAAAAGAGGTTAGAGGGTAAAGACTAGCAAGCGTATGTATAGATGATAATGAGCGTCCGCACGCCGTTTGATCAGAAACGTATTAGCAAAGACAGGAGCGTTATCCACAAGGGAAGGTTTTCCATAAACTCACCATCACTTATACACACACCGATATTGGGATCAAATGTATCGCTACGGATACCGAACGCCTGCAAAGCGTATCTTTCCCAACGTTGCAAGGATGTTATATTCTTTTTTTGTAGAATTGCAAGAGATTTTTGGACTTTTTTCTCTGATTTTTGGACTTTTTTCTGCAAAAGAAAAACCCCCTTTCGGGAGCCTATTTGTATCAAAGCTTTCTAAACTCATCATTTATCTTATGCAATAGTTTTCTATAAGATACATCTCATTCAGATGACTCCCAAAGTCTACTATTCCTTGCCATCACTTCCTCGACAGTATAGCAATTATCTTGTGTATGGCATTGCTCTTGTATAATCTTAGTAAGACCACAATGTTTTGCGAAATGTCGGAACGCATCCCGATCGCCTTTATACATCGTACCAACAAAAGCCCGATCGACAGCAAGCCCAGATTGGTGCATGGATACTTTGGTCCATGTCACCTTCTTACTTGTGATAGATATTGTGCGACCGACAGACCAAAGATAAGCCTGACGTTCTGCTGTACGAAGTGTTTCAGTCACAAAGACACGAAGGGCGTATGCTTTACATATCGCCATAAATACCTTGACCTTATCAAGCATCACCTTCTTCAGGAGTTTTAGATCAGTTTGTTTTTTTGGTGCCATTATTTAATTGTTTTAGTAGCTACAGAACGACCATAGATTGTCATTACGATACCTAGAATAGTAAAGATGGACGTGATGACTGTCGCAACATCAGATGGAGAAAGTTTATCAGTGACAAAGCCGACACTAAAAGACACAAGAGTAATAATAGCACCTTGAAGAGTTGTACTTTCTCGCCAGTTGATTGATTCATTCATAGGAAAAGGGGAAGGAAATAAAAGTTATTTGTCCAAAATAGATTTTCTCGACAGCATAGCACGTAAAAGTGCGTCGCTCTCATCGTACTCAGATATGTCGCAAACACTGGAGGCTATTTGTTTTTTTTCCTCGAGGTTAATCTTGATTTGCTCTTTCGTAGCAAACTCATAATCAATACATTGCTTTCAAACACCACAAGAGCGGAGACAATTATGACATCAGTATTCCATGGAAAAAGGGAAGGAAATAAAATTATGATTGCATTCTTTCGTCTATTTTTAGGAGCATTGTTTTGATCCATACGAGATCTGTCTTGACCGCTTCAAGCATGACTTCATTATTGGTGGTCCTTCTTCTGTAGTCATTGGATTCGTCGCAGTGTTTGTCGAAGTCATTTTTGAGACCATAGACAATTTCTTTGAATCACCTAGCGTATCGAACAGTTGCTACAATAGCCGTCAATACTCACCCAACTGCGGAAAGTATCATATTTATTACTGATTGGGTGATATACATTCGTGACATATAAAGAAAGAAATAAAGACGTGGATCGAAGACCTACCCCACACATATTTTGCTATACACTTTTTTTTATAAATTTCAAGCTAAACTTCTACTCATTGTTTGATTACTATGTTTGATATTCTGTTTCATGCTCAAGTCGAAGGCTGGACAGCAAATGACTTTGAAACGGTATTCACATTGTTTGTGACTGGATTTGTACCATTTCATCATGCCGTTGATACAAGAGTGTAGTCTGCGAACGCTCATCATTTTACATATACAGTAAACACTCAAGTGGTAGTTCTAGTTATTCTTATTCTATATCGAGTACTATTTGCCAAGTAGTTTTTATTTGTGTACCAAAATAAGTCAGCTCATATCGCTCAATCCTTGAATAACATCAAACGATTGTCTACATTGAAAAAGAAAGTATACGAGGCAGAGAACAACATCCTAACTGTTCAGTTTATGAACGATACCCTTATCTCATTTCAAGCTATCTTGTAAACGTTAAACTCAAAAGTTCAATATGCTTGTTGTAATGGGTATGCGTAGTTATGTTGATTTATGCTTTCGTAGTATTTTTCTCATTTCTTTACTATGGCGTTTGTTGCTGTATTCGTTACGAGTTTTGACGATCATGTAAAGCTTATCCACCCTTGTGTGACAACAGTATTTCAATCTGCCTTATCGTATGCAAACGTTTCTTTGAATACTATTTGTCTTGCCCATTTGTTGTGGTAGTTTTTGATTTCTTGGTCTGTAAGCACACGATTATATACTCTTGTTTCTATAACTTCTCAGTTTATATATCATGAGTTATTTTCTCATGCTTTAGAAATAGCAAGATAATTATTGTTTTGCAACATAGTTTTGGCAGAACCAGATACAAAAGAACTAGCTACCAATATTCAGTTGACTAGCATTTTACACGATGTATTATTGTAAGTAATACACAAAGTATGCGGAACTCATGTAGTTATAACAATATCATTAGATTGTGAAGTATTATATCAAACATTAAAAATAATAAAACGAAGCTTTCATCAATTAACACGCATAGAATAGTTTATATTCGGAATTGCATTCCCTTTTTCGATTATAGACATATCTCACGAAAAAGAATTTAATTTTATACGTGCCATAAGTGTCACATTTGATGTTATATCTAACGAAACATTATCAGAAACAAATACATAATCGTTTATTCAATCAAACACCATTCATTCTTTGTTTGGATATGCTCAAACTATCGTACCATTGTTTCAGTTCCCACTAATGTCGACAAGTGTCCTTCCGTTTGGTTTCATATTCCAAGCTCCTACAAGTCAAGGCTCTGTAAGTGTTGTTGGTTTGGGATATACAAAGTTTGTTTTCTTTTCTAGGAGTGGCTGTCTATTAAGCCAAGCCTTATAAATTGATTTTATTTGTGTATCTGATAGGGCGGTATTGTGCATTTCTGCCAAGTTCACGCTTCAATTAAACCATCTGTATATATTGGAATCTCAAAGTATTCTCACAGTAAGATTCGGAGCGTATGATGAAGTGTTCGTTACTCATTGTGAAACTCAATCTATAATATATGTAAGTGTCGTTCATACTCTCTTTACTGATATGAAATGCCACCTTCAGTCTTTTATATTTGTTGATGTGAATGTTCTATTTATTAGTGGTAGTAATTGGAAAAATTGCATATTGTTTGATGAGTTTATTGTGAATCAAAATCAACCTCAACCACCTCAAAAGCTTCATAGTGTGAACAAAATATTTGCTGAACTTGCAGAACTCTTAAAACCTCTTCAATAGAAACCGCAATACATAGTAAAATCTCAAGCCAAAGATATTGTTCATCCTGTAGCGTGTCAATCTTGTGCTAATGAATTTACAGCATATCAATTACCAAGCCTTACATTTTTCAAACTTCAAGAATATGTCAAAAGATTCCCACTGACTTGATCAGCGAAATTTCATAATTCTGGATTGAATGAAAAAACTTTTGCCATGGTTTATTTTATAAGAAGTAAGGCTTTTGCGATGTATATAAATTCATAATCTCATTTGCTGATAATGCACGGTTGTAGAGTCTGAATATGGGCATATCTCATTTAATTAGGTTTGATGTTCAAGTATTCTGTCAACTCAATTCAGAAATAGCGTCTCAATGAAATATAGTAGCGTTCGTAAAAGTTCAATTTGCAACACTTGCTCAATTTATGTAATGTGCGTAATTTACTCAAGATTTAGTAAATCAAAAACAATAAATTTTTCAAACTACTGGTGCAAAAACATACGGTACAGATTGTGCGTTTGCTACAGTTCAATCGGAACTTTTTACGAAATTTATACTTGTTGAGTTTACCGCGTATTGATACTCCCTCTTATCTCATACAGTATTGTACTTCGCCCAAATTATATTTGTCGTTGCTAAAGAACTATGTGTTATCCAAAAGAATATAGTCATATCGTTTAATTCGTACTTTATGTTATCTCAAAAGTTCAAGAATCAAGTTCAAGCTATAGGGAAAGACATATGCTGATATGGTCATTTTTTCTTTAATTTCACTAGCGTATTCGTGAAAGTATTCCCAATCTTATCCTCAATCACTCCTTGCCTACTATCAATATCCAATACAAGTCAGTTTCTTATGTCTTTGTATGTAGAATTGTTATAGTCGTTCGCTACTTGTGAGGCTGTCCAAGCGTAGTTGTAGATTTCAGCAAATTCGATAGTTCAATTATTAGTCAAATATCATCAAGAATATGTATTTCATATCCTAGCGTTTTTACTTGTTAATTTAGGGCAAGAAGATGGTATAGTTCAAGTAAATGATGGTGTAGCCAAAACTCAATTTACATATACCTTTGCCCTATCTTCATTTGTAGCTCACGCTCCATCATAAACAAAAAATACATTACGAGTAGTACTTGTTGTATTAGGTGGCGTAAACATAAAAGAGTTTCACGCATTGCAAATGATAAAAGCTTCTCAGTTCACAGCGTTATTTCATATTCTAAAATCTACTCTGTTATTATTATCGTCTCATTGAGAAATAGAAATATTAGCTATAGGCGATCACTTTATTCTTACTGTGAATTTTGTCTTTCAAGAAAAATCATATCTAGTATTTATATAATTTCAAACAGCACTTGTTGTCATAGTTCAATTAGAAAAAGTAGGAGTACCTACAACAGTCCCCTGCCTTCTTGTATCCTGTTCTGAGTTGAAAGTATATCTCTCTACAGGTTTTCATTGTGAGTAAAGACTTTCTTTCATTATGGGGCAATAGGTAAAAGTAATTGGACTATCTCTTCCATGGTTGGTTGGACTACTGGCTCTTCACCTATAACAGGAAACTCCATAGGAGGGTCAGTAACGACTGGAGCAGTAAGTGTCACGACGGTGTCTTTTATGGCTCTTATTTCCTCGACACTATAGTGTTCATTCTCGGCATAGATACCAAAAATGTATCCATACATCACCCCAGTGGGATTAAGGTGTGGATTCGCTATAAATAGCTGTGCAATTTCTTGGATTTTTTCTGTTGTCATTTTAGAAAGGAAAAAAATAAAATTAATAAACCTGACGTCATTTAAGATTAAACGTGTTTGTCGCACCACTATTGACCATCTTTATTCTGAAAAACTGATAATTGAAATCAGTAAAAGAAATAGCACCAGAAAGAGTCCCATTTGTCACTGCTCGGCTATTCGCTTTTGCGTTTGCTTTATCATCAAACATATAAATTTGTATGGGATTAGATGATAAAAGAGCTTGATCATTGTTAACCTCAACCGTCAAAGTCATTGTCCCATCAGCATCGATCATATCAAAAGTCAAAGACTGATTTTTGAAAGAATCAATAGACATACCAGTTGCAGAAGGATAGTAATTTGTCGCAGCTGGTACATTCGTTGTGCCTGCAAGATCTACAGGTTGATAGTATGAAGCATCTGGATTCTGAATGAGGGCAAGCAAAGCGTTTAGATTTAACTCAAAAGCCTTCATTGCACCGTTTATTCCAACTTCATACACATCTCACGTCACAAAAGGTGTCCCAGTGTAATTATAAATTGTCACAACGGACCCAGATATTCTCAACGTACAATTTATCCCATTTTGCCATATTTTCGACTCTCAAGAAGCAGGTACAACTTTTATGTAGGAAATTTGAGAGTTATCAGTTATCGAGATCGGGAGAACAGATAAAGTAATAGTCGTCCCGCTTGTAAATACTGCAGTAAAATCAAAAGGGCTTTTGTACTCAGCGTTTGGAGAAGTAACGGCAGTCGAGGCGACATTCGAACTTTCTGGCAAATCCATAATGATCATAAGCTCGTCAGTATTCGTCATAGCGGACGTATCATAGTCCAACGTAAAAACATATCACGCCAACGTCGCACCCTTACCAACCTTATTCGGCTGGTAAATAATAGTGTTAGTATTGGTGTTCACGATAGCGTAAAGCCACTCAAGCCTTATCGTATCAGTAATACCAGAAATTGTGACAGTCTTCGCTGTCTTATCGAAGGCATACGAGCCAATGTTTACTCAGATAAGTTGTTTCATGTTATCAAAAAGCTAAAGCATAAAAGAAAGCGTTATCGTCTACCTCATCAACATATTCTTTATTGGCAGATTGTGTTGGTGTCGTAGGTATCGGAACGATAGGCGACACGGTGAAAGTCTTTACTCAACCAAATGTCTGTGCTCACGTAGTGACCGTTGTACTATTAGCATCTGGAACGGTGATTATTCTCTTTGTCCCTGTCGTGACTCCCGAAACTTCAAATCATACTTTTTTGGAGATATCACCATCATCATAGACCTCGAACTGTGCGTCATCAAACGTGCTTGTAACGGATGTACTTCATGGGTTTCAAATAGAAGTTTCAGTCCGATCGATATAGGGTTCCGTAGCAGAAATCTGGACAAACCTAGCATTGACAGAATTCGTATAAGAAATGTTTGTTTGGATAATAAACGTTGCTATATTCACCTTTTCCTGCGGGAAAAGACCAGTTGTATAAAGTGTTTTCAGTTCTAACCTAGCACCAGCCCTTGCTAAAGTTGTGGTTGTATAGTTTGCTTGTCATACTAAAGCAATTACTCTCTTATTTTGATTATTCTCATTGATAGCTATGATATGGAGCAAGACAAAGTCATCACTTGTACTTTCAGACAACACCCGATTTCATGCAACAACCCTATTATACGCAACCCTACCAGTTCAAGTATTAAGAAAAGCAAATCAAGCATTTGTTGTAAATCTCAAAGTAGGGGCAACGTCTGTCCCAGCTATGTAAGCGATTGGAAGTCAAACAGTAGAAGCTATGGCAGGAGTTGGATGATAAATATCTTCATCAGAAATTCATCAAGCAGTAAATCAAACTTGAGCGTGTGCATCGGATGATCAGTTACCAGTGACATTGTATCAAGTTGGTTGTATTCCAGAAATATATCTAGCACCAAAAGCAAAATGGGCGTAAAGATGTGTATCTCAAGACATACCTATCTCGTGTAATTCGTTTCAGATATATTCAGCCTTATTATCAACGGCATTCCAATAAACATATGCAACAAGAGGATTATTTGGTATAAGAACGGCAATCTGTGCAGACGTAGGATTTTTAACATACGTTATTGTCCCAAGATTGTAGTAAATAACAAAAGTACCTTCTTCGTCTGGGATCTGGATAGAATCCGTCAATTTCGTGTATTTATCACCAAATTGGTAAAATCTAAACGTTGTAGCAGTTGGAGTCACTGTAAGTGTCCTTGTAGCATCACTAAAAGAAATAGTAGGTTTATCAGTAGGACTTCGTCAGACTACTTGTGATGCCTCAACAGAAAACTCAGTTGTACTTATATCGACAAAAATAGATCATGCAGTTGCATGGATAATTTTTACAACTCAGACTTGTGTAATAAAAGATCATCATGTGGGCTTTGTAGTAGTAATTTGACCATCAGCATTTGACAAATAGAGAATGTCACCACTCGTATACATCGACGTATCAAGACCACCGACCTCTCAAAACTTTGTAACATATCACGTCGTCATATTTTCGATGGAATGTGTGGCAACTCATATCAAACGACATTTAAGTTTTTCACTAGCATTTGCTAGTCATATTAAAATATCAGTACCATCGGATCAAGTAGGATAAACAACTGATCAATTGGGAACTATTGCTCCTGTTTCATTCTTTACCCTAATAATAGTCTCCTGTCAAATATTTATCGTAACGTCTGCCTCATCATTATAGTATGAAACAGCCTTTTTTGTACTATCGTAGAAAATAAGACCTTCGGAATGAGCAGGATTTGCAAGTCAAGTAATGAATTGATGAGAAGCAATATCGAAGTATCCATATTTTATCCACGTTGCACCATTCCGCATAATAATATCGCCGACTTTGAAAGACAAACCTGTAGCTGTCTTCGTCCCATCACTATCAGTCACATCAGTCCCGATATAATACGTATATCATTTTTTAACAAGAGCAGAAGTTGGAAAATCTCATGGTAGATTTATATTGCCAATAAAAACAACAGTGCCAGCAACGGCGCTACCTCAAGAAGATCAGACCAAATCGGGCTGACCAGTATACGGATTGATTTTGGAGATTGGAGGCATTAGATGTAAGTATACCCAGCCACCGTCAAAATGTCGGGGATGGAACAATTAAAATTTTCCGAGACTCGGGATTCTTCAAGATTTCAATCAGCATCATAGTGCGTTTTGTAGATTCTCCACGCCAAATCATTCAAACTAGAACCAGCACGAGCATGGCAAATATATTCCAAGCTATTGATAGCGTCCCAATATCTTTTTTTACGAAAAAGCATTTGTCATGACGACAAAAGTTCTTCTTCAGGTTGTGACATAACTTGAGCCATAAAATTAAGAAGTAGGAACTAAAACAGCATCGCCCTTGTCACCCTTTATAGATCTTCACTGCTCTCCTTGTGGTCACTTCTCGCCTTGTGGCCCTTGTGGCCCAGTACAAAGCTCGATAAACCCTTTGTCATTCTTCAACATCTGGACGACAGAAAGTGCAAGCGTGCTGTAGTCAACTTTTGGAGAAACACCAGGCTCTCACTTCTCGCCTTTCTCTCATTGCAATCACTGTGGACCAGTGTCGCCATCATTGCCCTTTTCTCACTTCTCTCATTTCTCCCCTTTTATCTTTTCAAGAAGGATTTCGCTATCGAGAAGTTTGGGATACAGATTGGTAGCAACTTCATCGACAGACGGAGAAACACAGTCAGTACCAGTATCACCTTTCTCACCTTTCAATCACCTTTCTCCCTTCGCACCTTTTACAAGAGCAAGAAAAGCATCAGACCCGATGAGAGCATTGACAATATCGTTAGAAGGAACAGTATCGCCTTTTTCTCCTTTCTCTCCCTGCGGAAGATACAGGCATTCGAGATCGACCCAATGATCATTCTGATACTCTCGTGTCGTATTTTGGGTAATGTCGATGACACGATCACCAGTCTTGTACGAGCGAGGAATCTGTAAAAACAAAGACAGAGACAATGAAATGTAGTTTGTCATAGAAAAAGAGGTTATATGCTAAAAAGAGATTTTTCATAAGATCCGACCATGGACGAGTAATCAATATAATCTTTCACAAAAGAATCAATCTGAGTAGAAATATCATAGAAAATAGCACTAATCGGGAGCGGAGCAGAAAGACGGTAACAAGAGACCTTGTATTTATCTATTCCATCCATAATTTGCTTCGCACTAGCTTTTACTTTATTCCATTGGGATTGCAATCTCATTTGTTGCAACTTGATTTCGTCATCAACAGGTAACGATCAGAACATCTTCATATAATAATTCTCCAAAATGGCTTGTAATGGATACACAGCGAGCTTAGCTGTCGACTGTTTCTCCAGTGGCTTCATAACATCCAGACACGCATTGGAATACACGTATGAGCTCACAAAGTTTTCAATAAAAGTTTTGAAATCATCCATCAAAGCAAAACGAGATTCTGGAGGAAACTTTTCCCAACAATATCCACCAACAAAAAGAAAGTCACCACGAAAAAAAGCATTTCACAGCGTATCGAAGTCGCTATGTAAGTATTTCTGGGAAATGATATCGTAGTCTGTTTTGACTTGTTTAGGCATGAAAACAAAAGATAAAAACTAAAACATTCTTTCCACAAGGAACTTTGTCGAGGATATAAAGCGTCAATACGGATATTGAGTTATAATTCAAGAGATAGTTCAATTAGACTGTATGTATCAAATAGATCAAGAAACTTTACCAGTAAATCACTCAAGGATCGAACCAGTCGGGAAGATATACCTTATATCGCCAGCCTGTCATCATTGCGAAAGAAGACCAACTACAGCAGAAAGAGAATCAAGAACGAAGTATCTGTAAGAAGTTCGGATAGATCATTCACCAGAACTACCAGAGTATCAGAATCAGTTTAAGATAAATCAGTACGGAGTAAATAGAAAAGTATAGTTGGCATTATTGTAGTTGTAAGTATGAACCGTGATAAAGTATAAAAGAGAAAAAAATACAGATGCGGAAAAGGTAATTTGTGCAATCTTTTGAGTAATGAAATTATGATATCAGGAAAAATAAGACTTTTTATTATAGGTATCATAAAAACAATAATTATTGGCTCAAACATTATATGGAGAGGAAACAGTAGAAAATCAAAATCAAGAAGAAGATAAACGAGTATAATAAATAAAAGAAGGGGAATACCTACTACAAAAAAAATAAACTAGACTATCGGGGTCAAAACCAATACAGACAACTGATCAATAAGTATTATTATCTTTTTTGAATCATAAACTTGTGACAGAGGAAGAGAAAGCGGACGAAGGGGTAAAGGCACCACCAGTCATAGAAACAAAATACACAAGGGGAGTACTAGCATTACCAACAACATCAGCATAAGAAAAAAGACATCAATGATATCAATTTACGGAATCATAATATCAAGTAGATGCATAAGAAAAATTCGCATAAAAAGCAGGAGAGTTGTAAAAAGGGGTAAGCGTAAAAGAGACAGGAGAAGACGCAACAACAGCAGATCAATTATAAGAAATAGCGGAACAACCAAGATATCAAACTGTAGTGACCTTATAGCAATAATATAAGTAAACACTGCCAGCAGGTCAAGGTCAGACGGTAAAAGATTCGGGAGATCATCAAATAGGAGTTCATGCATTAAAATCATACTCAGAAGAAAAAGTTAAGGTAGTACCATCATAGAACACACGACGACAGTAAACATGAGTAGTAACTTCAAAATATGTCTTTTTATAAAAAATAAAGATAGTTCAGTCGGAAGATTTGCAAAACTTATTCAAATTATCTCAGGCAGTAACTCAAGAAATAGTATATGTGGTAGAAGAAACAAACGGAGAAGTCTGGCTACCATCATCTAAAGAAGAATTATATTTTTTGACGAAAACAGAATTTCAATACGTGGAAAATATAGTAGAATCGTCATAAACAATAGAATCTGTATAATATCAAGGTAATTCTTCAAGAAGAATAGGACCAGAAACAGAGGTGACGGAAGATCACACATTATATGCTTTACCAACACCGTTGTCATTCCCCACCTGTACAGCCTGGCCAAACGGCAAGTTTTCTCACAAAGGCAAAGGAAATCACTGTTGAGATACAGGAATCGTAACAGGAGGAGTGTCAGGAATGACCTCATCAGTAGCCAAAACGGACAAGTCCTTTCAACCTTGCTCGCCAATCAAAGTCTTTGTAAGTTTGTTTTTAATTAGCATTGACCCATTGAGTAATAATATCATAAAACTGTGTATAATCAAACACTTTCGGAGAAGCAGTCGTCAAGGGAGTCAGGGTCAACTTTATCTTGCATCGATGATATGTCCTTGGATAGCTCACAGATGAAATATGCACCAAACCAGTATTCGCCGTCACATACGTTCCGATCGTCTCATACGCACCACCATCCACAGAAAACTCCAATTTCACAGAACATCCAGTCGGGATAAGAGAATATAATGTCTGTCAAATAACCTTCTTCAATGACTTCATCGTCTCGGGAAAATCCTTATTTTTACCAGTCTCTTCGTTCCCACCGCCATAAAAATAGATAGATTCTATCGTACCGACACCATGATAACTTGTGGAATCCTGCACATAATTCTTGAAATCAAAACCCAAGACGTTCAAGGGATTAGCACCAAAAGAGGAAGGTATGCAAGACGTATATGTTGCCAATGTCGCTACCTTACACAAAGCATAGGGAAGAGATACAGACGTACGTCAGTATGAATAAATCGAGTATCAGTCCAAAAAGTAAAAGAAGTTTTTCCCCGTCCCAATCAGATTATGAGCGGGAAGATTCGTACTACCTCGATATCCATATCATTCAAAAGAACGAGCAAAAAGCCTTTCTAACTGGAATCCACGAAGTTGGTAAATACCGTCATTCATCAAAGCATAATCCAAAATACCATCCGATGTAGTCGCAATAAAGTACTTGTTCTTGAAAACTGACGTACTTTCTCCATTCGGACCATAATATGTCAAAAATCATTGTTCGTTCATATAGTTACAATACACACGCAAATCACCATTGAAAAAGCGAAGTGAGACAATCTTTGTACCTCTCTGATATGTCAGATTTGTGATCACAACCGTAGGAGCAGATGCCAAAACAGAAAACAACTTATTGCCAGCACCTCGATAAAATATAGAGTCAGTAGCGTTATAGCAAGGACGTTCCAAAGCTTTATCAGAAGCAAATCACTGCGTATCCGCAGTGTAAGATATATAGTCCATCGTCAAAGCACCAAATGTCGAGAAATCATTCCCCGTAAACGTGATACGATGTATCTTGCCAGCAGTCACAACAAAAATATCATTCCCAAAGATCTCGGCGTTTAGTATTTTCAAATTGCCAGTCAGTGTGGCTTTCAAAGTAAAGGTTCCATCATAAATCTTACCATTAGCAGTAAAATAGTAATACTGGCCACCAGAAGAAGGCAAAAGCAACTTCTTCATGATAATCCCATCGGAGATCACAGCCGAAGCAGTGAATCCTTTCGCACACGTAATATATTTTGGATTCTCATGTATATCGATCCCATCAGAAACAGCAAAGTTTGTCGTATTAGAAACCCAATCATTATCAGACAATCACCCATAAAACTTATCAACAACCCAATTCTTCGACTTCGTCGACTTCATTGCAGGAGTGTCAGCAACTAGGATTTGCGTATCCGCAGAGTTCCTATTTACCTTTACAGATGAAACGACAGGAGAGTCAGACACGGAAGTGTACGATCAAGCATCAGGAACCAGCCCAGCGGGCAATGTCTTCTTCTCTCTCGATATCTTCACCTTCGGATCAGATACGTGGACATAAGACGATTGGCCAGAGTCAGAAATCAAACCAGCAGGCAAGCTTTTCTTGCTCTTCGCACTACGTTTGTTCTCGGCATTGATTGCCGACGTCAAAACACTGTCGATCGAGGTCAGGATATCAGGGAACTCCTTCTTTTTCTTGCCAACAACAGGAGCTTTCTGTGTCACAGGAATATATCAACCTCCATATTTAGCGGCCTTTTCGGCATCAACATAGAATCATTTCTTGCCAGACTTTGTCGTCTTTGGAATAAATACCTTTCACTCAACAGACAAAGACTCACCAGCTCAAGTCGTAGAAGGTCAACCAAGATAACTCATTTGTCAGATTCACAAAGCAGGATTCAATGGCAAGGACTTATTAGGGCCAGCGAACTGTTTCAACAAAGGGGCATCAGTCACAGGGACAAACTTATTAGGCATCCCAGCAACCACACCACCAAGAGCCAAAGCATCTTGCCCAGGATAAAACGCTTGCATCGTGTTAAAACCACTCTCAGTCATATTCGCAGGAATCGAACCAGTGCCAAGTTTCTTGCCACCACGTGTCACCCTATTCAATGTCTTCATACCAGAACCAGAAACAGCCCCAGCACCTACGGAAGTAGTGGGGCTATATGTCGTTGCATTTCGATTGATTCAGGTAGATTTTGCCATTATTTAGCATAATGTGAAAGATCAGGCAAGATTTGTGTTTCCGCAGTCTCATAACGATTGTTTGTATATTTCAGATATTCAAGCAATTTGTTATTGTAGGTCACAATAGCATTTTGCATTCTCTGATCTTGCTGGAGACTTTGGAATATACCAGGTACAATCGCACTTGCAAGCAATCTCCAATATCTCTGATCGAACCCAAGCAACGATGTTGCAGACGCAAGCGTCAAGTCAGTGACCTTCTGGGAATATACCAAAAGCAATCATTCAGTAACGGCAACAGTAGGATATGGGAAAATCTTGATCTTGTTATTCTGGAACATAAAGACAGGGCTTTCAACAACATATTGGTTGTAAGCAGAAACAGCCTTATTCTCTCGGTTGATCTTTCTTGCGGGCACATACCCCTCATAAATCTGTCTTCGACCGACAAACAACTCTGTCCATTTCGTCTCATCAAAAGTAGTCCCAGACGTGTGTGTCGATGCACATTGATATCCTTTGCCATTGTAATAGACATATGACGTAGTGATCGTATATGACGTAGTAGGAAGCCAAGCAGTAGCGGTCTCAGACCCAGCGAGATCTTTCAAAAAAGTAGTCTTCGACGTGAACGCAGACATAGCAATATATCTCTTACCGCTCTCGGTAACTTTCGCACCTTTCGCATACGCAGTACCAGTAACCCAAGCAGAATCAGATGGGACAGAATACAAAACATTGACCAACAAAACCTTATCGACATCAGTCGCAAGCGTATACTCATTCGTATACGGCTGTGCACTTATGACCTGTTGTGTCTCGATATAGTTCTCTTCGAGAAGCTTGGTTTTTTCCATCTGGACTTGATGGGCATCATTCAAAAGCTCCAAACAGAAATTGTCTATACCTTGAACGGCATCGACACCAGCGAGAGATTTTGCATAATCGACAATGTGTTGAACTGTAGTAAAAGCCATGAAAGAAAAGAAAAAAGATAAAAAGCAAAAGATCTAATAATGGGGACGATCCCATGCGACCGCCCCCACGTATTGGAAAAATTACACATGTTGGTATCCACATTCAAATTCTTTAAGGATGATAGAACAAGTCCCATCAGTTCCGAGAATTTGTCTAATACAAGGGATAACTGTATCACCAGTGTCAAATTGGAAATCTTGAGAAACAAAACCAGTAGAAACAACAACATCATTACTATCAAGAACGGTAAACGTAGTTTTGCCATTCACAGCAACATCAACTCTGAGAGTGTATGTTCCAGCATCAGCCCAATTAAGAGTTGTATCGACAGTACTAGCAGTACCAGTATTCAATCTAGTTTCTGTCTTGATATCTCCAGCGATCAATTGCAAAAGAGCATAATCAGTATGAGAAGAAAGAGCATTAGCCGCAGTAGCGTTCTTTCTAAACCCAACAGACAATTCAGCAACATCAGACACATCAGATACAGAAATCTTTGCTCTTACGAAGAAACCCTTAGGAGCAGTATCGATAACGAAACCAAATCTTGTATTCGCATTGACACCATAAGCAGGAGAGATTTCGATTCCATCACCAGCAGTTTGGTCCATAGAAATATCCAAACCATTCGCATTATATGCAGGGATAATCAAAGCTTGTGCATTGATATTCCATGTATAAAGGACACTTGCACCTACATACAAAAGATTATACGTAGCATCAGTGACAACAGGAATACCTTTACCAGAAATCAAAGAACCCATAGGAAGGTTTTTGAAATTTTCGATCATATAGTTTTCTTGCATTTGTCTTGCAATCCTATTAGACTTGAAGGAAGTCTGACTATCAGTTAAATTAGGAGTCATAAAAAAGAAAGGGAAAGAGATAAAAAGGAAACATTAGAGGGTTGCCGTTTGTTATGGAGTTGCACCAGCAGATTCAAATACAACGATTGAGTTCTGTTGTAAGATTTTGCAAGCAAAAGAAACACTAACAGCTTCAGTCATTCTTTGGTTCAAAGGATCTTCTGTACCACCTGAGCCAAAAGGCTTGACGATAGTTTGAAGAGCTTCTAACGTTGTACCACCATACGCACCTTTTCCGAGGAACACAGAAGGATAAACAGTAGTCGTTGACGCATATGTTTTGATATTAGATGACACGATAATTCTCGCACCGTGGATCATACCAATTTCACCACGATAGATGCTTCCTTGACCTTCAACAGTATATTGTTTGATAGCCAACCGACCACCAGTACCAACATCTGTCGAAATTCGGTGAGCAACCAAAGGATGGAGGATACCGACATAATGGCCACCCATAAAGGTTGGAGAATTAAGAGCACGAAGTGTCGTAACAGCAGCTGCGATATCGTACGTAAACATTTTGTAAGTAATACCAGTCATAGCGGCTCTATTAGCGGCTCTAGTACCACCTGAGGTCGTTGACGCATAGATTCTATTTGTAGCGTTATCAACAACTTCCATTTGATAGACAGTGTCGATAATTCTCGCCATGTTCTCTCCAAGATTCATTGCAATTTTCTCCGTAAGATTAAATGCAACTTTCTTATTCATTTTCTTCGTGATGACAGCGTAAAGACCATATTCTTTCGAAGTAGTCTTGATCGTGTCAACAGTGTAGGAAATAGGAGGAGGCGTTTCGCCATCAAGAAGCTCAACCTGTGCAGGAGAAGCATTGAAAGCAGGCATTTTTGCCCAAATAACTTCATCAGTACCAGCATCAGAAATAGGTGTCTCAGAAAATTGACTAAACACAAGGCTTGGTTCAAAATTATCTAAAACTTTCCTATTCAAGAAATCTGTAAAAGCATCCGCAGAAGTGGACGTACTCGCTTTAAGTCAATTGTAAGTAGGCATAAGAAAAGAGAAAAAATGAAATAAAAAAAAAGTACCCTATAGGTACTTTGCTCAAAAAACCTTTTCAGCATCGTCACGACTCGGACCTTTCGCACCAGGCACACCACCTGCTCATGCAGTGGATGTATTGGTGTTGCTAGCTTGAGATCATGCGGGGACGCCTTGTATATTTCATTGTGGGAGTATATTATTTTGAAAAAACTTCCAAGCTCACTCATAGGAAAGCCCAAGCATCTTGCGTATGTTAGGAAGGACTTCGAGATGCGGAATCGCTTCGGGAAACTTTTGCACGAATGCACCTTTTTCCTGTTCGACTCTTTGACTCTCAGCACTTTCTTTCTCAGCATTTTGCCTATTATTGAAATACGCATCAAGGTCTCACAACGTCAAGGGCTTGTCTTTCCCTTTCTGTTGATCGTCACCAGACTGTGGTCATTGAGGAGTACCACCCTTCTTTGCATTGTTCAATTCCTCCGAGAGGATGTTGACCTTTGCCAAAAGGGGTCTTCTAGCTTCAGATTCCAAATGTTTTAAGTAAGTTTCGAGTTGTGGAGATTGAGCGTACAATGCTTGCAGTCGATCAGTCCCAGAGGGTTGCTGTCATGCAGGTGCCTGTCCATTCATTCCATCTTGTCATTGTTGATTCGGAGTAACGACTTGTCAGCCTTGATTTGTGCCTCAAGTAGGCGATCCGTTTATGCCTGGAACTGGCGGAAGTTGATTTGGCATGGGTATAAGGGAAAAAAAATAAAAAGCAAGAGAAAATTAGTACAACTTATATTGTTTCACAAAATCCGCATTCGACGTGGAAGATCCAGGAAGGGGAGTATTCATAAAATTCTTGTAACTCTTAAAAAGATCAGCAGGCAAAGAAAGCATATACTTTAGAAACCGACGACGAGCGATGAAAGACATCTTTTCCTCCTCGGGGACCATACCATTCAAAATAATCTTCTCCACGTCGTGGAGTGTATCGTTAATCACAGACGAAAGAACCGCCCATCATGGCATCTTGCACATTGCATCGACGGCATCTATTTGTTCTTTTGTCATTTTTCAAAAGGGGTAACGGTAAAATTATCGACAGAATACGAAATAGACTTAAAATCCCAATAAGCGAACAAGATATCAAGATGCTCTTGCTTCCTAACGTTGATACCAGCCCAGAAATGGACATTTTCTAACTGACAAAGAGGATACCCATAAAACTCACAAACAGCCTTGGCAGGCTTTAGAAAACTATCATCGCTACCTTTAGCGAGAAATTTCTTATATGTCTCATCGAGACCATTATTAGAAATCAAAAAATCACATTTTTTATCTACCTCAAGAATCTTGGGTAGGATATCATTATGAAGACGAGCAAGTAAAGCACGAAGATCGGGCGTTGCCACTTCTTCTTCGTCGCTATCTAAAACTTTTGCCATGGAAAAGAGGGGAAAGAAATAAAATTATTTTGACTCCAACAGTTTGAGTCTTCTCATAGTCTCCGCCTTATCGGCGTCGTACTCTTCTTTGAAACCAGTAATCTCGGTCAACATCGTCTTCATCATGTCCATCATCTGAGAATTGTCAGAAGACCTTTCAGTCTCTCAATCCTCCTTCTTCTTGTACGCCTCAGGATGTTTCTCTTTATCTTCTGCGAGAAATCTCTCATAATTGATATCAGGAGAAAGTCAAACAGGCTTGTCACCATTCATCTCGACATATCTCATCTGGGCTACGCCAAAATCAAAGTCTTCATAAGGCATTCACTGTTGCATCTTGCACTGCTTGAAATGCTGTGTCAAAATAGGTCGATCGGACTCTTGGATATTATAAAGGACAAAACGGTGATGGTCAGTCTTATCAATAGGGCGAATACCATACTTTTCCATAATACGGTCAACCCTATCTTTCTGCATCGCTCTCTTGAGCTCTTGCGAACCATCACCACCATCCAAATCAATAGTCACAGAAGCTCAACCGAGAGAAGTTGTTTGTCAAAAACCAGGCATGGAGGAAAAGAGGTTAAAGAGGTAAAAGTCTCTGGAAGAAATTCTGTTTTTTACGGATAGCTTTCTTTACGAAAGCGATCATCGCCTCGTACTGCTTCATGACATAATAATTCTCATCACACTTTGTCCAAAGCGACTCATTCATACTAACTAACGCCTTTCTTTTCTCGGCGACATCCTTCTTATCAGTATGGATGACACCATCAACATGGACAAACGATCACTTCGTATCGATGTCCACAATAGCACAATTGTTTGTCGCAACGACAAACGGCGTGGCCGTAATAGGAGTGACAAGAGTGATATGCTTTTCTTGCAACGCAAGAAGAAAACCCTTTAATACATCCAAAGAGGTAGATGTCAGAAGCTCATCATCAAAAGAGAGATCATAGAGCTCTGGCAGACAATCAAGACGCCTCGCATAGTTTGCATCGGCGAGATCCTTAATAGGATAAACAAATTCTAGCATGGTAGAAAGAAAAAAAGAAATAAAAAACAAATAAACTACACAAAAGCAGGGAACGTCCTAGCGGGAGCAGAGATGGAACACAAGGTGATACCATCGTTTGTCTCGATAACCATATCATCATGAGACCCACGAAGTACTAAACCAACAGCGAGCTTCACGTGTCGATTATCGAAAACTAGGTTTTCATACTCGACGACAGTTTCATCACCACCGACTTCAGCAGGATCAACACCAATAACAGCATCCTCAAAATTTTTGTCGACTTCGTCGACCTCGGGAAGCTCCATCGGGACGCTTTCGCTAGCTTCAGGAGAACCATAACCACCATCAGCACGAACAGGCTGGCCATCAACCATAGCTGGTTGCTCAATAGACAAATCGCCTTCGGCGACCTGGGGAAGTTCCATCGGAACGAATTCTGGATTCGGACCATTCATAGGAGATTGTTCAATAGACAAATCGCCTTCGGCGACTTTCACTTTATGTTTTGCCATAGAAAAGAAAGAAAGAGATAAAAAAAATATACTATTTTTTAGATTTCGCAATCGTACTCGACACAAGCTGGTTCTTTATAGCATTCGATGTATCGCCAGTCTTCTTTTTCGTCCCTCAGGACTTCAAAGAAGCGAGCTCAACTCTCTTTTCCTCCTGTATCCTATTCGAAAGCATCTTACTACGTTCGTCAATAGCTTTCTGGACCAACATCGTAGGATTAAGCTGTCAAAACTCTGACAAATACGCCTCATGATCTTGCCATAAATCAGTCTTCGACCCAGTAACATCGACACCATCCTTCAAAAGACGAGCCTGTTCGGACGCTTTCGATTCATCGTACGATAAGGGGACAAACTCGGATACCTCGTCAGATCCAAAACCTTTCAATTTCAACATATAACGAGCTGCTTTCCTAATCTCTGACGTATAGTTCAACTTATCCTTCGCAATCTCCGAGATAATAGCATAAATTGCCATGTAATCGATCAAAATAGCATCATTCTCCGCATCCTCATCACGTTTAGACACAACAAAGACATCCAGACAATCATTTTCCTTAAAAGTACTACTATCCACAGAGAAATATCTACTTCTATAACGTCAAGGCAAAGAAAACTCGGCGTTTATCTTATATTCTGACATAAAACAAGATGTCAAAGCATACCACTTCTGCCAAAAATCTCCCTTCGCTCGATATCTCCTTTTGTCGATCAATCACATACGAGCCTCCTGCGGAGCATTAGCAACTTTCACTTCTTGTGATGTCGCACGATCACCAACTTCACCCATCTCTGTACCAGACTCAGCGAAAGCACGTTTGTAAAGCCTATCCTGTAAAGTATACGTATCATCAGGAGCGACATTTCTCTCAACTTCATGATACATATCAGCGAGCTTCTTAATCCCACCAGATGTATCAACAGGAATAACCTTTGGATCAAGCGTCAGATTCCTAAAGTTCTCCAAATTGGTCAAAGAATCATCAACCAAGACACTCGCTCAAACGCTCGCCCTAACAGTCTTGTAGATAGCAGAATTGAAAAGACAAGACAAAGCAGTCTGTTTATCATATGTCAGATCGTAAACAGATCATCCATGCCAGCTATTCCTTTGCGGAAAAAAATACTCAATAACACCAGGCCAAACATACTCACCATCAACCTTCACATCAATTTGTACCAAATTGTGTACTAACAACGTCTTCGACTTCTCCCCATCGGGACGAGTAACAGTTGCCAAATACCTCAACCCATTCTTCTTGAAATAATGATGATACACCTGATAATACGCAGACGACATCAACGTATTCTCCGTGTAATCCTTCAACAAATCTTTTCTATCCTTCGGAAGTACAAGATTTTCCAAATTCACATATTTCCTATCCAACATCTCCTGTTTCGTCATATATCCATCAAACCCAAAAAATCTAAAGTTCTCAATATCACCTCGCCCTACGGGATCAGGATTAAATGTCGTCACATCACGAGACGAAACGATCGGACAATTCCTACCAACCAAATATCCATCAAACATCGTAATACCAGGACCACACAAAAACATATCAAATAGACTATCGTGTTCCACTCTGTCCATTTTCATCTTTCTATAATCAGACTCCGCCTTCTTATTTACAAGGTCAAGTCTTTTCTCGTCAGATGCCCTGCCTCTAAAATCCACAGACATTTTATTCATAAGAAAAAACCCCATGAGATTATTCACATTCTCATAGACCAAATTTATCCTCGACTTCATCGGGTCAGTCAGATCAGGTCAAAGGAAAAAATCCTTTTTCCTCTCTTGAAACTCAATCTTTTTCTGATTCGCATGTGCCGTCGACAATGCCCACTCATAATTGATCTGATCACCAGCAAGAACAGCATCATTGCTAGAAAGTTGTATGAATCAAGCCATAGACAAAGAAGAGAAAATAAAAACTATTTATACTTCGCACCAAGAAAAGACACAGGAGCAACCGACGCCTTCGGCTTAAAACCCAAAACATGTGTAACTCGCCAAGAACCGTACTGAAAAGCATCGGACGCATGGCTATCTTCATTATGATCAGGAAAGTTCAATGTCTTCCCAGAACCCCTATCGTATTTTTTCTTATACCTTTTTAATCTGGAATATCAAGTCAAAGTTTTATTTTTATCAAACCAACTTTGCGACAGTATATTTTTCGCCAACTGGATTGTCTCCGACTTCCCCACTTGCGGAACGACAAAGAACTCAATCCCATTGCTCCTAGCCAGCTGAAACCTTGTCTGCTGATACCCATGATGTGCCATCAAATCATGTGGCCCAATATGCCTCCCATATCTGTATGGCTTCGTCTTAACCTGGAAATTGATAGTCTGGAGCAAATCCTGATCGTTCCCCTCCCAATAATCTATCCACCTTATCTCATTCCCGAATACCTGAAACCACCAAATAACAGTGTCATCACCTCAACCACCTCAACCCAAATCCCAAACCGTATACACAAACCCTGCGGGATCATACGGCACATTACTAATCCTCCCCTGTGCCATAATCGTATCAAACTTCTGATCAAAATACGCTCCCTCAACGCTCGCCCAAAACGCCTCCTTATAGACACTCGGGTACTCCTGAAACATATCATTTTTCCCCGTCAGCTTCTTCTGCTCAGACTTCAAGACATACCACTTCTTCTTCGAATCAGACAAAACAACACCCCAATCCCTCTCTAAATCCGCAAAGTACTTCACATACTCATCCGTAATATGGACAAACCCACTATATTCATATTCACTCTGTAAATACCAAGGAAAGAAGTAAAACTTGAAATCCAAAGGCGATAACGTCTTCGGGTCCTTCTTACTATACATCTCACACATATCATAAAACAATCCACTATCCCCAGACGACGTACTCTCGACACTCACCATCCCATCAATAGCCACAGCCTCGATAGATCCCTTATTGATCTCTCTCGCCTTCAAAGGATCAGCCGTGGCAATAGGTCCCAACTCCGATACATGCAACCTCTGGATCGTACCCGATCTAAACGACGTCGCCACCCTAAACGTTCCAGTAGCCCCAGTCATCCTATTCGTCAACGTCAACTGATTCGCATTATCCGTATCCGCAGTAAACTGCTCCTTTACAAACGACGGCAAATTATTAAACGCCAACAATATCTTATCCTCAAACAACCTTTGCGTCGCCTCCCTATCCTGCGTAATCACACCACACATCAAATTCAATCAACTAAAAGCCATATCATCAAAATAATCCAACTGAATAACCGTACTCACCCCGACCTGTCTCACCTTCAAAAACAAGTTCCTTTTATGCTTCGTCTTGAGATACCAAGCCTGAAACATATTAGGAATAAAAGGGACAATCTCCCCGCTCTTATTCTTCACCTTATAGAGCATCCCACTCGTCATCCTCCAATTCTTATCAGCCATATTCTTGCCAAACTCAAGCATGGCCAATCCATCATCACCAACAGAAATATCACCCATAAAGAAACAACCTAAGAAATAAAATAAGGTAACAAGAGCCCAGCCCCGTCCTTAGAAAGTTCAACACCAACCGAAAACCCAACCCCATCAGAACACTGCGTGTTCACATTCGTACGAGGATACTGCAAAAAGGCCTCATCCCTGATCGCATACCCAATGGCACTATGCAACAGCTTCAAACTCTCGAAATCCCCAACAATCCTCACAGGGTCCATCGGCCCACGTTGCCCGTAGATATGAAGAAAAAAAGGCTTCGCCTTCTCAGGGCCTCTAATTCTGGGGGCATGGGGATGTCACTTCTTAAAAAACATGGGAGAGGAGACAACTAAAGAGAAAGCCACGAGTGGCTTGGAGTAGAGAAGGAGCCACGAGTGGCTGGCATGGAAGAGAAAGCCACTATGTGGCTTGGCGATTTGAGGAAAAATTGTGTGAGGGGTGGTAGATATATATATGTGTGTACTCATTGGGGTTGCACTCCCTCCTCATATATGTGTAAACAATAATATAATAATAAATACACAAAACAAATTCAATTCAAATCAAAGTTCAAACAAATAATTATTTATTTTATTCAAAACAAAAAAACTTTTCCAAAAGTTTTATCAAAAACAATTTCAAAAAAACAAAATCAAAAATCTTTTCAAGATTTAATTCAAAAGAATTACAATAAAACAATCACAGCACGATACATGTATGTATACCTATATATAACATACACATATATACTACGAAAGCCAGCTAACACACATCATGCACACACATACGTACAGTTCTGTGCGTGGAGAATAGAGAGCGTGTCATGTGCAACACATGAAAGATCCAACAGAAGAAAGCAAAACAATCTTTAATTGTTTGGACAACCATACACTATCCAAAGAATCAAGACAGCAACCAGCTATCCAATGAATCATCATACACACACAGATACACCTATTACTATACACATACATAACACTACGAATCGAGATACACACACAGCCATAGAATAAATACTATCAAGTATTCCATTGGTCATTTGAAAAGAAAAGATCGCAGGTCGAACAGAGTTGTGCGACTAAAAGACAATCCAAGTATAATCAAAGAAGGACAGATTGCAAGACAATCTTATCAATGCAAGCCAGCGGATTGCATACACAGCAGGAACACAAGACAAGACCTGCTATGTATGCAGACCTATTCACTACGAATTGCATCGTCATGCAACACGTATGTCCCTGTCACGTACGCTAGCGATGGAGATCTCGAGATGAACACAAGACAAGACATCTCGATCTCACCTTCCATCGCAACCAGAAATCACGCACAGCAGGGACGCAGTACCTGCCTGCATCCGCAGTCAGCCCACCACCCACCCTCACAGTGAATCACGTACTACGAATCCCATGATTGTTTGCTACTACAGGTTCACCGTAAAGGATTCCTCAATGGAGAACGACGGACGGAGCCGTCGAGAAAGCAACAGAAAAGAAGTACGCCAAGTACGTCATGCACCTTTACTCGGGACCGACAGATAGCCAGAGATATATAGACTGCTCGATGTGCGTAACAAAGAAGCTACCAATCAAGACAACACTACGAAATCACGAAGAACAGTATCATGTCAGGATACTACATCACGGCAAGAAAGGGAGAACGACGGACGGAGCCGTCGCATCAAACAAGAATACCTTACGCTGTCACGTTTTGTACCTTTACTCGTCGGCGTCATCATAGCCAGACATAAAAAGAATGCTCGATGGACGAAACACAAAAGCAGAAGACAAAAGAAGCTATCACGTTTTGTCCCTTTGCTCGTGTACTACAAAATAGACAATCATATCAAAGACTGCTCGATGGACGTACAAAGGAAGGAGAGAGAAAAAAAGGCGTGCATCTGAGGATGCGAGGAAGGAAGGAAAAAAAGGCGTGCATCTGAGGATGCGAGGAAGGAAGGAAAAAAAGGCGTGCATCTGAGGATGCGAGGAAGGAGTGAGTCCGAGGAAGGAAAAAAAGGCGTGCATCTGAGGATGCGAGGAAGGAGTGAGTCCGAGGAAGGAAAAAA